CTTGGGTATGGCTATATCATAAGATTTAGCCACAGTGCGGAGTCCCACCGCACTGGACCAACCGGATCTTTCGATCCAGTCGTTGGCATGTAATCCCAATGTGGGGTACATGCCGTGTTTGTTAGGTACTTGACTCGATTATGCCTAATCGATACAGTACCACCTTCTATGTTGCCATGCAAGAATGCCTGCAGGGCGCCTTCGGCGTTATAATACCGTTGGCGTGCTCCTTTAGGCGTTAGTATTGCATCTTCAAGGAAAGTCACTTTGTAAGGTTTGGCCGAATATCTCCTGTATAACCAGGAGCCGTTCTCCAAATTCCTCGCAATAGACTTCACATCCCATTGGTAACGCTTATGATACTTAGCCAATTTCTTGGCGGCATCATTCGCGTTATCGCACGATCTCAGACTACTCGGTGTTACCGAGTGGTCAGAGATTGGATCGTCATCCTCCCCGGATTCATACCGGAGAGGAGGATCTTCCTCGTGCGTCCATTGGGACCCTTTGTCCTCCGAAGTTCGGTGGACTAGGTCCTTTAAGACACGCATACTAACTTTGATTCCTGCATCGTCGTTCTCGTGTAGAGGTACGGGTAATAATCGTACCTTTTTCAAGAGAACATCCATGGTATGACTGAGACTGATCCCAGTCATAGCTGTCCATGAATTAAGACGGTTAATAGCAACATAGCGTGACGCCATGGTCCCGAGGTCTTTAATGTAAACACCTCGGACGGGGAAACCTTTATAATAGTCTCCTCCACATGACTCACGGAACGGTCCTATAACAAAGGACTTAGAAGCGTTCGTCGTAAAACCAAGTAATTCTAACAAACGAATTACATGTGTGGCTTTATCACTTTCACAAATGATATCGTCACCAAACACGCCGAAATTTCCGAACCTCCCTCTGGGAAGATTGGATTTCTTAAGTTTTCTTCCGAAAACTTTATAGACAGCTTCTACCGCACATGCGAATATGGCGGTCTCGAGTGGGAATGTAAATCCATTTCCCATCGAAGATACCATACTTAGCTCTAGCTCGGTCCCCTTGTCGTCGTGTAAACTATATAAATACGGTTTACAAAAGTCCTTGGGGTAGACGGTAGTCGTCGGTGATCTCAGAACCTCTAACACGTCCATCACTGGTCGTGGTAGTAAGGCTGACAACATCTTCAGACTTATCGAATCGGAAGCACTTGCAAGGTCTATCGTAGATAGACGATTGCTCAT